CCGTCAAGCAAATGAAGCGACGGTTGGTTCGAGATGTACAGACGCTACGCGTTAGGGCTCTCGGCCACGTCAGCCCTGTTGTCGCAGACAGGGATCCTGTGCCCAAGGCAACCAGTCCGGTGAGGAAGCCGGAAACTGGCGCCGTTGAGAAGAAGGAGGCCACCAAAAAAGCCTCTGTTGGCGTGCCAGCCAAACCGACGAGCGTGCCAAAAGCATCTGCTAAGGCAGCAAAGCGCAGGAGACAGAATGCCAGGAGGAGGCAAAAGGCGCAAGTGAAAGCGGTGCCCGAGTCCACTGGCCTGTCTCAGGATTTTCAAGGGTGCAAGCGAGTAGTCCCGGACTCGTCTTGCAGTTCCACAGCCGGGAAGACTGCTTCGATCACTCAGGCTTGAAGGAGTTGGGGACGTTCGATACGCGCGGCTTGTTTGTGCGCGAGAGAGAGTCCACTCCGGTCAAGGTTTCTGAGGGTGTTGAGGCGGCTCTCCGGCAGCTTGGTGTGGAGATTGGGGAGTGGTGTAATCCGGCGGTTGGACCCAAGGCAGAGTTGCAATCTCTGCTGGTTCAGCATGCCGACGTGGTCGCCAAGGCTCGCCCAGTTGAAGCCGATGAGGCCGTGAAGAGAATAGCCGCTATGTACCCGAAGACTGACACGGGATGGGGGCTCGGTGTTTCTCAAGCCTTGCAGGATTCAGATAGAGTCCAGGCGATATATAACTCTGTAAAGAGGGATTCGTCGCCTGGGCTCCCCTGGGTCCAGTTGGGCAAGAGCAATCGAGACGTTCTAGACGGTGCCGTCAATGAGGACATGTTGGGCCGCACGGTAGCCGAAAGGCTGGCCAGGCTGGCTCGCATGGACCCAGACGAGTTGCGGCGACAGTTGGATGCAGATCCGCTGTATGCCGTAAAAACAGGTTTGTGTGATCCTGTCCGGGTGATGATAAAAAGGCAGGTCCATGCGTTGAGGAAGAAGCTCACAGGAAAGTGGAGAGTTATCTTCTCGCAGTCAATCGCAGACCAGTTGGTGGAAAAGATGATTACGTGGAATCAGGATGATGCTGAGAAGCGCGTTTGGAGAGACATCCCGTCGAAAGCCGGGATGGGTCTCACCGACGACAGTTTTGAAGCGCTGTCCAACTACGCGATCGCCAATTGGCTGACTGTAATGTCCGACGCGGGTGGATTTGATGTGTCGTTACCTGAGTTCTTGCTGTGGATGGATGTGGATGCGCGAATATTGCAGGCGAATGACCCACACGATGATTGGGTGCGAGCTTTGAGGAATTTCAGCTTGATTTTGCTTCGTAGAGTCATCACTCTGAGTGACGGGCGAGCTTTTGTTCGCACTGTTCCGGGTGGTATGAGCTCTGGGCGGAGCACGACAGCTTCTAGTAACTCAAGAATGCGGGGTCTGATTCATACCGTCATGGCTGTGAGGGCCGGCAAGGAGCCGGGTTTTATGGCTATGG